CCATCGCTGTCGGTCATCAAGGCAAGGCCGGGGGTGCCGTAGGTAATTACACCGTCAGCAGAAGTAGCAGCACCACCTGCATCATAATATTTGTTTTGCTCAAAGCTAGAGACCACTTTAGGAATGAATCCATTAGCAGCAAACTCACTAATAGAACTAAACTTATTAATATAATCTACATACCACTTAGCTTCTTTGTAAGTAACGAAGTATTTATTATTAAAGGTCACATAACGGTTACGTACAGAATCATAAGTAATAGTGTTGGGAAGATTAGCCCGTACTGTAGTGTTATAAAGTTCTGTAGGATTTGACATTTAACTTTAGGCCTTATTGGGTTGGTTGTGTTGAGAGTATCTAACGTAAACCCTTAGAATTAGAGTATACCAGCTTGAGTTGTGGTTTAGCGTAGCCTTGTAACATTAAATCAGTAATAGCCCACACCAATGCGTCATACCTATCCGGTGACTTATGCTTACCCATAGGCTCATAAGTACACATCTGGGTTTCGAGTTCAGTCAGAGAAGCATCTGGGTCTTTAGGGTTCCTTACGTGGAACACTTTTCCTTGCTCGTATAGGGCTGATACTGGCTCTGCTCTAGCAATCTTAGCGGAACTAGCGTGTACACCCTTAAGAGGTAGGTTTTCGTCTATAGTCTTAAATAGAGATTTGATTAAGTCTTTACCTTGGTTACTCTCATACACAATACGAGAACACTCAAAATCGTTATATAAGTTAACTACCTTATTTGCCCACTTCTCAGGAAGGTCTTTCATGGTGTAGTCACCTAAGACATAGGCCATACCCTTTTCACAGATACCAGCTACCATGATCCCTGTGTTGTCACTCTCCACATTAGAGGACACAGCGGGGTCTACTGCTACCACTACCCTAATAAGAGGGGGTACTTCATCACGACTAACCTGACAATTATCAATCATATCGGCTGTCCAGAGTGATCCTTCGTTCTCAGTAAGGATTTCTGCGTAAAGTTCCTGCCTACCTAACCTAGTACCCTCATACTGGGCTTTTACTGCTGTAATGTAGGTATCAGCTAGGTTAGCCTCATTATCGAAGGTAGAACCCACTGTAACTAAGGTTTTTGGGTCTTTTATCAGTTTTCGTACTAAAACGGTACTTTTTGGTGTAGTTGTGACACAAATCTTAGGATGTTTACCTAAACGTAAGCAAAATTGGAGCATATCCCACGTATCTTGGTCTTTATTCCATGCAGCTAATTCATCACACCATGCAGCACTAAACTGTGGACCACGTAGACGCTCAGGTTCCTCTGCTGAATAGAACTCTACCTTAGCCCCATTCTCCCATGAGAGTGTACGTTTAGTAGGAGACCACTCAGGGAACCCCATAGGCTTGCCCTTGTGTGTCTTATCACCCTTCCAGCATAAGTTAAGGAAACCACTTTCACCCTTAACCATAACACGTTCAATGTCTGAGTTAGTAGCTGCTACACAAGCAATACGCTTATGGCCTTCCTTAACCTTCTGACGTACCCACTGAGCACCTGTCCATGTCTTACCGAAGCCTCGACCACAGTTAAGGAACCATACGTTGTGATCACCTTTAGGTTCAATCTGGTTAGGTCTAGCCCAAAACTCGTAGGTGTGCTGTAGCTCGTCTATTTGAGCCGCTGAGAGGTTACCTAGTGCCTTTGCTGCTACATCATCAGGTAGATCACGTAGGGTCTGGGCAGTTAAGGTCATAATCGTTATTCTTCTTCTGTGTCTTTACCTAATGCTTTCAAGAGGGCGTTTACTGCGCTTTCCTCCTCCTCCTCATCAGAGCCAATCTCACGGGTCTCTTCAATAGTCTTGGGCGTCCACCCCGATTGAGTACGAAGATAGAACTCCCTAGCTTTCCATGTGTTAGGAGACTCAGGATCACCATTCTTAGCTTGATCTACTACAGAACCACCAATAGCCTCAGTAGTAACCGCTACAGCACGTTCCATATCACTACGGTAATACTTGTAGAAGTCCCTCATAGACTTTGGGGCATTCTGGTAAGGTTGTACCTCAGAGAAGATTGAACGCACAGGAACACCAGCAGCCTTCATAGCGAACACACGCTTACCAATCTCGGGATTATACCCTAATGTATCTGGATGTTTTCCAACCTTAGGTTTTTGACTACTAGCCATGTGAGGGGGTTCTTTCTTTTACCGTTCTGTATATAAGGAGCCAATGGGTCATTTGATCTATTGCCACTTTGGTAGCTTATCGAAGGCTCTACCTTGCTTGGTGGATTAATGGGTCATTTGCACACTTATTATTTTGCCAATGGGACATTTGTCTTATTGCCACTTTGGTAGGAGTTAATCCATCTGTGAGGAGCAATCGCTCTATGAAGTATTATTCTAGGGGCACTTAGGTTTTCTACCCCTTGGATTTGATCCATTATGAATAATACTACAAAGAGCGAAGCTCCCTCAAAGAGCGATTAGTATATGACTAACTACTAGGATTGGATACTATGAAATGAGATAATATGGGGTAGTCAGGATTCCATTAGAGAATACTACTAAGCATCATACATATGTTGCTACTAACCCGTAGGGTAGGTTACTACATATGTCTTCATAGCGTCAGCTATGTTACTACCATAAAGAAGAGATCATAATCTGAATACTATAAAAGCCATATACATATGTATTACTTATGTAGTAACATATGATATGTTTTCTATAATGATTATTACTATGATGTATAGTATCATAAGTTATACATATGTATGTATCTTTCCTTACTTTACATTACACATGTTTTTTAAACCCGCACAACCAGTTTTTTGTGTCACTTAGTACATTTTCTGATAAGTCTATGGAATCTAACGAAAGAATTATTTGGGGTAGTCAACATAATATTCCTTTTGTGATCACAAATGTAGTAACACATGCAACCTAAAGTAGTAACATAGGCTGGTTAGTCTTCTTGTCAAAGGCGAAGCCTTCTTGGGGAATTTCTTTTGTTTTGGATTCTGAGGCGAAACCTTTTGCCTTTCTTGGGAACAGCGTAGCTGTCTTGGGGAATTTCTTTTGTTTTGGATTCTGAGGTGGTAAAGCGGCCCACACGCCGAGTCTCCCTATGATACCAAGGGACCCTACCTTTGTCAACCCCCAAGTAACAAATTGTTACAATATGTACCCACTTGTAACAATATGTGATGCACTAGTAACAAATTGTTTCAACATATGTCCACTTGTAACAATTCTTGAGGCACCATATGTAGTGGCTTGACAAGGTGATTCGCATATAGATTACTACTACATATGGTGTGCAATAATAGGTCACACATGCTGACCCATATGCTGTAAACTATTGACTTGACAAAGGAAAAACTTGTGCAGAGAGGCGCGAATCGCCAGCCCCACAAAGAGTTACCAATGTCACCACATAACGCAATGATATGTAACACGTCAGACAAATGTTATACTGTAACACTATGACATTGCTACATAACAAGCCCCCCATGTAGTATGACATAGAACCGCATGGGGCGAGTGCTAACGTGTTCACTAGCAAGGTTCATAGTCCCAAAGTGACTCAACTATGTAATCCCATTGATTGTCACTGATAAGCGACTCGACTCTTGCACTAAGCGGTCCCCCCTTGTCGTTCTCCAACGCAATCACCTCCATTTCGGACTCCTCAGGATCAGAACGTGTTGCCGGGTAGTATGTTGCTAGACCATAGGCCGTGACACTACATAAGCGACCCCGCAATTCAAGTTCAACCGTTGCCGTACAATTGTAATTATTCATCGTCTTATCCTCTCAATTCACTATAGTTTATGTAATACCCAAATTCGCCAATGCCAAACGTCACCCCGTCCTGGGTAGGTATTACCCATGTATTGAGTATGGCGATGCCTATGGTTAAACCTAGTGCTATGGTTGCTGCTATTTTAATCTGACTCATCTGTCTTTCCCCCTTCTTTCCTAATTAGTTCCAATAAGGAATCAATTACATCAGCAGCGTCTATCCTATCTGTCGTTTTATCGTTTGGCCTCCTAGTATGGTCTCTTAAGTTTAAAAGAAGCTCTTTAATATCAATATTCATCCGACCAATTCCTTTGCCAGTCGTTTGCTTGTGCCGTGCGCTACAATGGCGATTGATTTGGCCTTAACACTAGCGCCAGCACATAGCTTACAAGATTCGCATGTAGTACGTTTTCCCATCTCTTCACTTGCGGGGCATAACACCTCCTTACCTTGTATAAGGTCGTTTACATGGCCTATGACACGGAAGGTACGTTCCCCCCTATCCCATGCGGACTCGGCTTGCATAGGGGAATCTGCGCTAGTCATAATCATATTAGGGGCGGGATTAATTGCGCCGTGTGTGTAAGCCGTCCAGCCGTCTGCCCTAGATACTAACGAGTCCCACAACCCTTGGGGCGCAGCGCAGGGGTCACCATAGGTCCCGAGCCTAACCATTTTACCAAAGCCAAGGTCCGCGATTGCCTTGTGACCTGTGGCGTACCCATAAACACCGCGCTTGTAAGCTTTATACTTGCCCAAAGGTGCATGTGCTAGCGTGACATAGCAGGTGCGCCCAATGGCCGTTCCTGTCGTCTTATCGGATGGCTTCCCCTTGTGGATACAATCGCCACAGATGGCGGTATCTTGTCCGGTGCGGGATGCAGTGATAGGGTCGATATCAGAGCGAATTATAAAAGTCTGTACCATATCCCCCGTCTTAGAATTGAGAGAGCCTGACTGTGCCAGAACCACTATGGGTTGGCCATCGATTAGACTCGGTCCTTCGTAAATAATGTGAGTTACGTTTGCCATGTTATTTCACTCCCTTAATAAGACCGTTTTGCATTGTTACTTGCGCAAAAAATTCACGTCCTTGACCAGTGATATACGGTCGATTTGCACCTGTAAGCATACCATTAGGTATATACTCATCGCGCCAAAGACTTGTTTCGATATAGCGCAAAGGCTTGCCGATGTTTTCTTTCAGCACCTTTTTGGACGGATAGTTAAAAATGATCATTATTTTGATCCCTTGTTTGTTGTTGTATCTTCTTTGTAGTCTGATTCGTCTTGATAGTCAAACTCAAAATGAGGATTATCCAAATATTCTAAAACCTCAAAGAAAGCTGCGCCTAACACTTGAAATGGTGTTGTTTCAACATATTTCATAACTTCGACTCTCTGCTATAGGGCGGCAAAAGCGCCATCCCTACGAATCAACATAGCGAAAGGTTTAGAGCTTGGCAACAATTAAATTCAATAACTACCGGGGAAACAAGGAGTCCCTATTTGTATAATATAGAACAGGCGCACGCGCGTAAACATAAGCCAATCGATTCGTCAACGTATTACTTATCACACATCGATTTAAATGTTTTAAGCATGAAAGGTTTAAGCATGAAAGGTTTAAGCATGAAAGGTTTAAGCATGAAAGGTTTAAGCATGAAAGGTTTAAGCATAAAAGGTTTAAGCATAAAAGGTACAG